AGCACCACCGCCGGCACGCTCTCACGCGCCGTGACAACGGTCAGGCGAACCCCTGCGCGGGCCACCTCAGTCAGGTGCGCCCGCACTTGCTTGCGCACCACCTGCAGCACCTCGAAATGTTCATGCGGCGCAACCTGGCCGGCCGACCACAACGCCGCCTCGATCGCGTCGCGCACCGCCACCACGTCGGCAGTGACCGGCACGTCAGGACGCTGGATAGGCGCAATCGCTTGCTGCTCCAGAGACGGGAAACCGCTCAGAGGCTCAGGCGCCCGCACCACCGGCATGGCTGCTGCAGTGCGCACCGCCAAAACGATCAGCGCATCACGGACCAGCTCGCGGGCGGCGTTCACCACCTGCGCCGTGGCCGTGCCACCCAGCACGGCGGTGACGCTGTTTCCCGAGCTGACGCCGCTGCTCGCTGCTGCTGCCGCCGCCAGCACTTCGGCGGCCAGCAGCTGGGCCTGCTCGATCTGCGCCGTGATCGCCCGCGCCGAGTCGGCGAAGCTGGCGAACTCCGGTTGCTGCTCGGGCAGCGCCGCGACCGTGCGGGCAAACTCGGGGTCGGCCTCCAGGCTCGCGGCGGTTGCCGACGAAGCGCTGTCGGTTGCCCCCCAGCGGTAACCCGACGACCGCGAGCTGCCGCCGACACTGGCGAACTGCCCCCGGATCATCGCCGCGAAGTTGCCCGGGGCATTGATCAGCATGTCCACCAGCGCTTCGACCGAACTGATCAGGCCTGTGATCTGGCGCAGCTCGGCAGCGATGGCCATCTGAATACCGGCGATGCCGTTCTGCAGCGCGACCACCGCCAGGCGCGCCCGGTTGACCACAGCCATGACCGCCTTGTAACGGGCTATCGCCGATTCCAGCAGGCTTTCGGATGAATCCTCCAACTGGCGAGCTGTGTTCGGCACGCCTGCAGGAAAACCCTTTTCGCCATCCTCGACAAACATCAGGCTAAACCGGGCCATGCCCCCTTCCCGACGCTCATGGCTAACGTCGCATTCGGTGGCGGTGGCCATCAGCCGCCCATACCACGGGTGGATAAGCTCTCCGGCGCCCGGCTTGTCCAGCGCATTCAGCAGGTTGTCACGCAGCTCAATGAACTGCTCGCCGATCACGAACGCTTCAAGCTTTATCTCGCGGGTGACGCGGCCCATGTCTTCCACCAGCGGCTTGTCCCGCTGGGGGTACTCATGAACCTGCGTGCGCCGGCCGGCGGGCATGCTGTCGCTGTCGACGAAAAACGGCACCCCTCGAAAGGAGGCCGGGTGCAACTGATCACGCCACGTTGTCATCCCTCACCCCTTCCTAACGATCGGTAACCCACCTGCGGGCTGATCTGCAGACCTGGCTGATTGGTTTGCCCCTGCTCCACGCGCATGCCCGGCGGCGCGCCTTCGAACCGCACAACCATCGAGCCTTCGAGCTGGGCTTTGTTCGCCCGCCCCGACTGCTCGACCAGCGACCCCCGCGACGCCGGAAGACTGCCCGGCGTCCCTGCTTGCTGGACCAGCGATGGCCCGCCGGCGGGCTGCGCTTGCGGCGCCGTCAAACCCGCCCCGGGGAAGCGCACCTTATTGGCCGTCAAAGCCGGTACCAGGAACGGGTCTTTGCTGCCCGGGTCACGCGGGTCATAGGACACCGCCGGCAACGGTGCCTGTTTGGCGATCGGCGCCGGGGCGCCCTGCCCCAATGGCATTGGCGCCTGCTTGACGGTCGGCACAGGGGCGCTTTGACCCAACGGCATCGGCGGGAACGCTGACGCCGGCGCCCGTAGCAGGCTGGCCGCATTGGTGGCAGCCGGCATCAGTTGCACCGGCTGAGCCATCGGCTTGACCAGCGCCCCGGCAACCGGCTGCACCTCGCCGTTACGCGCCTGCTGTTGCTCGGTCCAGGCATTGACCTTTTGCGTCGCCGCCTGGATCACCCCGCCGCCGTCCGAGTCAAAGCCCATGAACTTCATCATGGGTTCAACGATCGGGCGCAGCTTGTCCCATAGGCCTTTGAAGTAAGCCGTAATCGGCTCCCAGTGCTTGACGATCTGGCCCAGCGGGCTGAAATCAAACATGGTCCCAAGGAAGTCCAGGAACGGCACAGACACCGCTTTGACCAGCCCCCAGAGGCTGCCAAAGAATTCGCTGATCGGCCCCCAGTTGTTGACGATCATCCCGAGCGGGGTAAACGCAAACAGGGTTTTCATGAAGCCCATGAACGGCACGGCCAGCGCCTTGACCAGCCCCCACAGGCTGCTGAAAAAGCCCACCAGCGGCTGCCAGTTGGCCACGATCTGACCCAGCGGCGTCCAGGCGAAAGCGGTTTTCATCCACCCCCACACGGCCATCGCCGGCCCTTTGATCATGTCCCACACTTTTTCGAAGTACGGCCCAACGGTCGACCAGTTCGCGATCAACACGCCGGCGGCCAGCGCCACACCGCGCACCACCAGCCCGATCGGACTCATGCTTGCTACGCCGTTCATCAGTGCCAGCGCCGCAGTAGCGCCGGCGGTGGCCAGACGCAGCACGGTGAAGCCCACCGCGGCGCCGAGCACGCCCTTGATCAACCACGGGTTAGCCGCGGCTAAACTGGTGACGCCAGACACGATCGGGCCAATGGTCGCCATGAAGTCGTTGAGCGGCGGCAACAGCACCGTGCCGACGCTGATACCGAGTCGGGTTACCCGGTTCATCAACAGCTGCACGGCGTTCTGCGTGGTCGCTGCTCGAGCGGCATACTCGCTGTTCATGGAACCTGCGTATTCGCTCGCGTCCCCCACCGATTTGAAGTTCTTCTGCAGGGTGGGCAAGCTGGTCAGCAGCGGCGCGATCGCCCCCACCGACTCCTTGCCAAACAGATTGGTCAGCACTGCCGCCTGCTTGCTTTTCTCGACCTTGGCCAAGGTCTGCAGCACGCGGGTAATGGTGCCTTCGCTGTCGGTCTGCATCCCCTTGGCCATCTCGTTGGCGTCCAGGCGCAGCGCCTTGTAGGCCTCTTTCTGCGATTTGGTCGCCGCCGTGCCGGCAGTCAGGGTCAGCATGAAGTTTTTGATGCCCGTCGCGGCCACGTCCTGCGCGATGCCCACGCCGGCAAGGGTGGACCCCATCGCCGCCAACTGGGCCGCACTGACGCCTGCCACCTCACCCAGCGGGCCGATGGACGTCAGGATGTTGGAAATCTGCCCGGTGCTGGCTGCGCCGGTGTTGCCCAGATAGTTGATCTGGTCGGCCAGCGCTACCACCTCGTTCTGGTTCATCTTGAACGCAGTACGCCACTTGGCCATCATCGAACCGGACTGTTCGGCGGTCGTGTCGAAGGCTACCCCCATCTTCACCGCGTCTTCGGCGAAGCGGTTGAGTTCTTCCCGGGCGATGCCCGACTGCCCGCCGGCGGCGACGATCTGAGCAATACCCTCAGCGGCCATCGGCAGCCGCTCGGACAGGCCCAGCACGTCGTCACTCATCGCCTTGAACTGCTCGGGCGTATCGAAGTTAACCACCTTCTTTACATCCGCCATGGCGCTTTCAAAGCCCATGGCAGCCTTGATGCCCATCACGAACGGCGCCGCAATGGCGCCGCCCTGCAGGGCTTCACCGAAGGTGATCTTGCCAAGGCCTGAGCTGTTCAGTTGCTTGCGCAGCATGGCCGCGTTTTTACGCACGCCGCTGAGTACCGGCGACAGCTTGTCGACGCCGGTAATCAGGGCCTTTAGCTGGAATTTATCCGCCACCACCACCCCCAGTCAGGCTATGAATCCGCCACGCGTTTTCCTCACACTCGAAGAGCGTGTCGAGGGTCCAGCCCAGCGCCTCGCCCGGGGTGGTTTTCCACCACCAGGCAAGGTCAAAAGCCAGCTCGGTCAGGCTTCCGACTGATTCGAATCTTGGCGCGTGAAAAAACCCACGATGGCCCAGCAGATCTGGTTCAAATCGGTCAGGTCCAACTGGTTTACGGAACTGGCAGGAATGCCGGCACAAACAGCGATGTACTTGGCCGCCACCTCGACTTCCATCACGGGATAGCCGCTGTCGCCGACGGTGTAGGGCAGCGACTTGATTGCCCGGCATTCCTGTACGGTGGGGCGACGCAGGGTCAGCTCTTTGACTTCTTCGCCGTGTGCCTGAATCGGTGCTGCGAGGGTATGGGTTACGGTGCTCATTACTGCCAGTCTCCTTGGATGCCTTCGAATTTGAGCGAGACCTTGGCGTCATCGCCGGTCACTTTGGTTTCATCGACCAGGTACGCGCCGCTCAGCACGTACACCGAGCCATCAGCGAATTCCGCCGTGACGGTCATCGAGATGCCCGCGACCAACTTGGCCCGGGGAAAGTTGGCGGTTTTCACCGCGTCGAGAATGACGTAGGGAATCAGGTCCTCTTCTTTGAAGTGACCCGGCACGATGGTTTCGCGCTTCACAGCGGACAACGGCGCCTCGACGCCGCCGGTGATCACCAGCTGATCGCCGTCGACCTTGATAAAGCAGGTGCCTGCGACTTTCTGACCCATTAAGGGATCTCCCAGAAAAAAGCCCGCACTAGGCGGGCCGGGGGTTTAACGATGCGGATCAGGCCGCGTCGGGGTACTGCAGGCGGAACTGGTACAACAGCGCGAACACGCGCAGCTGGTTCACCAGGTCCGGCGGGAACAGCACACTTAGCCGGTTCGGGTTGTTCGGGGCGCGCTCCACGATCAGGTACTGCTGGAACATTTCGGCATTCTCGACAATGCCGTCGCGCTCCATCGCGCCATAGGCCGCGATCAGCTCGCCGCGAATCACCTTGGGCGTGACGATCGCCTGGCCGGGGCCAAAGCGGGTGCCGTCGTTGGCCAGCTTGTGACGCCCATACTTGCTGGTGATGATGCTGCGCAGGTTGCGGATCACATACGCCGACTGGTGCAGCGTCTCGCTGTCCAGGTAGGAGTCATCCGGCTGCCCGTACGCATTGCGCTGGTAGGTCGTAACCGCCCGCTCGATGCGGTAGCTGCCGCCGTTGTACACCGCAGTAGCGACGCCGCTGGTCAGCAGCGACTGACGTTCAGTCAGCGTGAAACGATCGCTCGCGGCTGCAGGGTCGATCCCCACCAGCACGCCAGTCTGGGTGGGCCGGGCTGGGTCGGCGCTGATGAACACAGCGGTGCGCGCAGCCCAGGCCGCTGTCACTTCCCACACAGGTTGCGGCACGCCGCGTTCAAAGCCATGCACGCTGACATGCGGGTCATTGCGCAGACGGCCCGCCGCGACCAGCTCGCCGAGGGTGCCGCGCTTCGCGCTGTAGACGTGGCCGTACAGCTGCTTGGCCCACGACCAGCGACCGGCGCTGTCATCCATCGTTTCTTTCCAGCCGTCCAGCGTCGCCGAATCGGTCCAAGGCTGAGCGATGAACTCGAATTCTTCATCGCCCAGAGCTGCCAAGGCCGTGACCACATCAGGTGAGCCAGCCCCGCCCGTCATGACCGAGGCCACAACAGTCAGGCCCGCCGGCGTAACTTCGCCGTTGACGCGCCCGAGGCGATTGAGCTGCAGCTGAATGTCATTGCCCAGGTCACCCTTGAACTTGGCCACGACGGTGACCACTGCGTTTTCAACAGTGGCCGTTACCGGCAGATCAATCGCGTCATTGATCGCCGCTGCCAACGCGGTGGCCACCGCTTCGGCGGATGCGCCGGCAACCACCGAGGCGCGTACCCGCTGCCCGGCTACGTGCAGGTTGACCAGGCCCGCCGACTCGACCGAACCCGTTACGGTAACGGTGGCCTTTGCAGCGGCGCCGGCGGTCAACTTGAGCGGCAGACACCAGACCTCGCCGGCCACGTCCACGGAACGCCAGCGAGCGTGCATCGCCGCCAACATAGAACCGTTGCCGCCGATGTCCTTGGCTTCGCTGGTACGCGACACCAGTACCAGGCGATCGATTTCCGGGCCGGTGGCGTCGTCGTTGACCTGGCCGACGATCAGCCGGCGCAGGCTCGACGCCCCGCTGTTGGCCATTGAGTTGTCGACTTCGGCGTAGAACAGCGGCACGCGAATGTCGCTGGGAATGTTGCTGAAACTCACGCTCATGGCGTCTTGCTCCCTCGGGTGCTGGCTTTCTGCTCGACGGCATCACCGTCGCTGATGCGGCGCTCCCAGTACACGTTACGGGGCACCGTGGCGCCGCCGGCGGGCAGCAGCTCGCGGGGGTTGTGCGGCATCGGGCAGTCGCGCCCGGGTGCCGGCTTGAGGTCTACGGTTCTCATTGGGTCAGGTTCTCCCGAGTGGTGAACTCGACTCGCCCGTCAGGGCCGGGGGCCGTGACGTTGGAGTCTTTCAGGGGGTTGATGAAGTCAAAGCGGGTGTCGATCCCCTCCAGCTCTGGCAGGCCGGCCAGCTTCCATTCCTGCCAGGTCTGCGGCTTGCCTCGCCCGGTCTGCTCCCAGCGACCCAGCTGCAGGTCGGCATAGAAGCGGTAGCGGTAGACGACCCTGCTGCGATCGACCAGCAGCAACTGCCCACCGTCGTAAATCAGCGGCCCAGACTCGTCGTCAGGCTCAAAGCCGACCAATGCCCGCCACAGCTGGGCGCGTAGATCGTGCAGCGGATCTGCCACCGACTGCCCTCGCTCGTCCTCGCTGGGTAGCACCACGCACACGTCGATCGCATCGCGCACGTCCTGGGTGATCACATTCATCGAGGCCGGTTCGTCGGCAGAGTCACCCACCGCGATCACGTAGGCGGCTGGCAATTTCATCTGCGCGCTGTCGGCTGTCGGATCCCAGTCCAAACCGCCGGCAACGCGCCCTTCCAGGCCAGGCGCATAGGCGCGCAGCTGCTCGATCACAGGCGTGATTTTCAT